TGTAAAACCTTCGTTTTCAGCCAAAATCCTTTTGTCAAATCTGCCATTTTTGAACAGGTTTTTCAAAACCCTTTTGTCAAACACGTTAAAAAAGGGGTAAAAAAGGGGTAAAAAATCAATGTTTGAAACAAGGGTTTTCATCCTTTTGTCAAAAATGGCAGATTTTGAAAAAGTTCATGACGCGAGGAGCAGGCATTATACCACTTTTTGAGGTAATACCATCTGCCAAATCTCAACGCAAACTCTATACTACATTTGCTCACTTAATATTATAATATTAATATAAGAAATATAGAAAGGAGTTCAAAACCATTATTGGCAGCAAAAATGGCAGTTTGACAAAAGGATTAGAAAGGGTGAAAATGCAAGAAAAATGGTGTATAATTGACAAAATTCCCAACTATGAGGTAAGTAATCTTGGTAATGTTGGTAGTCGTAAAACAGACGGTCCACGAAGACCTTCTCGTAATCAACAAGGTGTTGAGATGATGACATTCTTCCAAGACGGTCATTACCTTACAAGGGCGTTGTCCTTAATCGTTGCTGAGACATTTCTACCAGACCCACCACGTGAAGACTTCACAACACCCATTCATCTTGATGGTGATCGTTCAAACTGTCGGGCAGACAATCTCATGTGGCGTCCACGTTGGTTTGCAATCAAGTATCACCAAGAGAGGCGTCAAGAACCATTTCCCAATTGGCGCGGAATGTTTGAAGTTATCGAGACAGGTGAAGTGTTTCGAAATCCTCGAGAGTGTGCTATGACATATGGACTTCTTGAAGGAACAGATCTTGGTATACACTTTGCTATCATGAATGGGAAGTTTGCCTTCCCTACAGGTTTTCATTTCAGGTATCAAAGATAGTATATGGTATTATATAGTATTATAACCATGGTGTATGATAGAGAGAGATAGATGCGTCAGATGTTAATTCCTTAATTTTTGGATGAATGGGAGGCCCTATGAGAGAACGAGACTATCAACCAAAACTTATAGCAAAACTTCGTGACATCTTTCCTGGTTGTTTCATTCTTAAGAATGATAGTGAATACCTCCAAGGCATTCCTGATCTTCTCATTCTCTTCAGAGATAAATGGGCGATGCTTGAGGTAAAAAATTCTGAGGATTCTCCAGAACAACCTAATCAAAGGTATTACATCAAAAAGTTAAATCATATGTCTTTCGCCGCTTTTATATATCCAGAAAACGAGGTGGAGGTACTAAATGATCTTCAACGAACATTCCAATCTAGAAGGTCAGCACGCGTTTCTTAGTGCCTCTAAATACAGTTGGATAAACTATGATGAAGATAAGATTGATCGAGTTTACATCGCTACTCTCGCGGCTAGACGAGGAACCGAACTTCATAAGTTTGCACATGAGGCAATTCGACTAGGTGTAAAACTTCCAAAGACATCTAGGACTCTTCATGCATATGTCAACGATGCTATTGGGTATCGTATGGCATCTGAACAAATTCTCTATTATTCGGATAACTGTTTTGGAACAGCCGACACAATTTCTTTTCGTCGTAACCAACTTCGTATTCATGATCTAAAGACTGGTGTCACTCAAACATCTGAGAAGCAACTTGAGGTCTATGCTGCTCTTTTCTGTTTGGAATATCGAATTAAGCCTCTTGAGATTGAGACTGAACTTCGAATCTATCAGTAAGGATTTATGAAGTAGATCCAGATTCCATAGTTCATATCATGTCTAAGATTGTTGCATTCGACAAACGTATTAGGACACTCAGACAGGAGGTTTTATGACATGCTGATAAATGAAGAAAACTATCTCGCGCACATCGGCACTCCTCGAAAGAGCGGAAGATATCCTTGGGGCTCTGGTGGCGACGACAGTAGCACCACAAGGAATATGAGTTGGTCTGACACGGTCACATACCTTCGTAAGCAGGGTCTTAAGGAGGTAGATGTCGCTAAGGGTATGGGTATGACCACCACTGAGTTTCGTGCCCGCAAATCGATTGAGAAGAATACAGAAAAACGGGCAGACATTGCCATGGCTCAGCGTCTTCATGACAAAGGCATGTCTAATGGTGCTATTGGTGTTCGTATGGCGAAAAATGGAGTTCCTAGGAATGAGTCTTCCATTCGTGCTCTTCTAGAGCCAGGTGCCAAAGACAAAGCCGATCAACTCACAACCATAGCAGATCAACTTAAGCGGGCTGTTGATGAAAAAGGTCCTGTACAAATTGGTCTTGGTGTAGAAAATCAAATGGGCATCAGCAATGACAAACTCAAAATTGCTGTTGAAATCATGAAACAAAAGGGTTATGCAGTAGGTCAGGTACAGGCCCCGCAGTTAGGCACGGCAGTTGGTAATAAGACCACCATCAAATATCTGGCGCCTCACGGAACCAAGTATTCTGACATGAAAGATCATGCAGACAGTATCCGTAACATCACAGAACACTCTCATGATTTTGGTAGGTCATTTACGGGTCTTGTTCCTCCGATTCAAATTAGTTCTAAGCGCATAGGTGTAAAGTATGCCGAAGACGGTGGAGGAAACGCCGATGGCGTGATCTTTGTCAGGCCTGGTGTGAAAGATCTTAGTATGGGTGCGGCTCATTATGCACAAGTTCGAATTGGTGTTGATGGTACGCATTATCTTAAAGGCATGGCAATGTATAAAGACGATTTGCCTTCAGGATTGGATCTTGTCTTCAACACAGGCAAGAGTAAGAAAGACATTGGTACCGACAAGCATGATGCAATGAAGCCGAACGATACTAAAGATCCGGCTAATCCGTTTACATCTATGGTTCGTCAACTTCCAAAACTTGACGCCCATGGTACTGAGATTCCAGGTACTGTTAGATCTGCAATGAACCTAGTTAATGAAGAAGGTGATTGGGGAAAATGGAAAAACAGTATGTCTTCTCAGATGCTGTCAAAACAACACCCAGCACTTGCTCGAGAACAGTTGGCCAAGCAACTAGAGGACAAACAGAAGCATCTTGATGAGACTATGGCCCTTACAAATCCGACCGTTCGTAGGAAACTTCTTGAGACGTATGCCGCTGGGGCGGATTCTTCAGCATTGCATTTAGAGGCAAAGGCATTTCCTAAACAAGGAACCCATATCATTCTTCCCATTAGTTCACTAAAAGAGCATGAGATTTATGCTCCAAACTTCGACAATGGAACTCCTGTCGTCTTGATTCGGTTTCCTCATGGTGGGCCTTTTGAGATTCCAGAATTGGTTGTAAATAACAAGCATCCAGAGTCGAGAAAATTTCTGGAAGGTGCCAAAGATGCTGTCGGAATCAATCCAGAAGTCGCTAAGCGTTTGTCTGGGGCCGATTTCGATGGAGATACTGTTCTTGTAATTCCGAACCATGATCGTAAGATAAAAAGTGCTCCTCCTTTGGCGGGATTAGAAAATTTCGACCCCATACATGAGTATCCCGAATATGAAGGTATGACCCTTATGACAAAACATAATAAGGGCGTTGAGATGGGCAAAATTTCGAATCTCATAACCGATATGACTATTAAGAGTGCAAGTCAAGAAGAGATTTGTAGGGCAGTAAAGCATTCGATGGTGGTCATCGATTCAGAAAAGCATAAACTTGACTATAAGCGGTCTGCTTTGAACAACGGTATTACCGGTCTTAAGCGTTTGTATCAAGGTGGTCCAACCGGTGGCGCTTCAACTCTCATTTCACTAGCAAAAGCAAGAAAGATGGTCCCAACAAGAAGGGCCCGTCGTCAAGGCGAAGGCGGTCCAGTAGATACGACTACTGGTCAGTTGATGTATATGCCAAAGAATGAGACATATCAGCCAGTAAAGACTGGTGTTGACCCTATTACAGGTAAGAAGATCTACACTCCAAAGGGTCCTAGAGTAACTAGAGAACAGCGTTCTCAGCAGATGACTGAGACTACTAATGCGCATACCCTGTCTACTGGTACTGTCATGGAAGAGATCTATGCAGAGCATGCGAACAAGATGAAAGCACTTGCTAATGCAGCACGTAGAGAGGCCGTCAACACTAAGCCTCTTGTATACCAGCCTTCCGCAAGAATCGCCTATGCTAGAGAGGTTGCATCTCTTAATGCTAAACTATCTATTGCTATTAGTAACAAGCCAGCAGAGAGACAAGCACAGGCGCTTGCTAAAGCAAACATAGATGCGTTGATGCAAGCAAATTCTAACATGGATAAGGCTGAGACTACAAAGTTGCAATACAGGGCATTGAAAGAGGCACGTGATAGAGTAGGTGCTAAGAAGCAGCCTGTTGAGATTACCCCCAATGAATGGGATGCTATACAAGCAGGTGCTATCACTGATAATAGATTATCAGACATCCTTAACAACACTAAACTAGAGGATGTTAGAAAACTTGCTATGCCTAAACCAAAGCCTATTATGACAGCGGCTAAGCAAGATAGGGCCCAGTCTATGCTTGATCGTGGTTTTACAAGGGCTGAAGTAGCCAAAGCATTGGGTGTATCAGTGACTACACTAAGACTAAGTCTATCACCATCGACTGAAGGAGGATGAGATGGTAGAGTACATGCTAACAACAGATGACAACCCATTCGATCCTTTCACTCAGTTCGATGAATGGAATGTGTATGATGAGTTGTCAGGGTACTACACATTGGCTTACCTTGGTAGGATAGTCAAGACATCAGATGAACTATCAGAGGCAGATCAAAGGTTAGCAATAGAGCAAGCAATTGATGAGTGCGTTGCAGAGAACATAGGTGGACACTACATCAAGGTAGCATCTACCACTGCACAAGTAGCATAGGCCTACCCTACCTACCCTACCTACCCTACCTACCCTACCTGTCCTACCTATTCATCTTAACAAATAAATAAATAAATAAAAAATAAATAAAAAATAAATAAAAAATAAATAAAAAATAAATAAAAACATTTAAAATCGTTTAAAAACACATCATATTGAAGATCATTTGATATTCAAAGAATGATGACCATCGGGGAGGGGGCCTCGTGAAAAAGCCCCCCCCTCTGCAT